AAATGTATTTGCAACTGAATTATTTATTAATTCAGCAGCAGCATAATTAAAATCCAATAAAGCTTTTTCAGCAGTTGTAAGTCCTGCCTGTACTTTGCTATTCCATTCCGTAAATCCTTCCGTTGGGTCTGTGAATGTTAATGCTAATTCAGGTACCAAACTAGAACTAATATTACCCTCTAAAAAGGGTCTAAAAACATTACCCTCATTGGGGTTTACTTTTGGTGTTTTTGGTGCTTTCAGTGCCGATACTGCTTTTGGAGTTTGAATTAAAAGTTTAGAAGTAGAACTATTAATCGCATTTATAGAATCTTCATATCTTTTATTTGCTTGAGTTGATTTATATATCTCCCCTCTTGTTTTTTCTAAAATATTATAAAGACCATCAACAGTAGCCGATGCCTCTTTATAAGTATCTGTATTTTTACCTTGTTCTTCTCCTATTCTTTTTAAAGCTATTTCACTTTCTGTTAATTCAGCTCTTTGTTTTTTATAAGTTGCGTTTAATTTATAAAGTGCCAATAATTGAGGTGCGGCAGCTTTTGCTAAAAGAGATGCAGCTTCTTTATTTATTAATGCCTGTGTCAATTCATTTACCGTAGACGTCAAATCAGAAGTCATTATTTGTTCCTTAGACAAATTTCCAAAATAACCAGGATATGTTTTTTGTAAACTTTCGACAGCAGCTAAACGTTCTTTTTTAGCTTTTGTTTCATCTTGTGCAACTGCTATTAAAGATTTTAATCCGAAAATTTCCCCTGCTGTATTGGCTACGGCTTCCTCACTTGCTTTTTTAATTGCACCTCCAAATTCATCAAATTTACCTGTAATTTTATCAATTACATCGCCAACACTTAAACCTGATTGTGATAATAGAGTTAATCCAGTTGTAAGTAAAGAAACACCTAATAAAATCCCTCCTGTACCCATTAAAGAACTAGCTAAGGCTTTTAAAGCTCCTCCTGTAGATCCTGTTTGTGCTTTTAAATAAGAAAAACTTTCAGCGGTTGCGGTAATATTGTTTCCAATACCAATAATACCATAAGGCGCGTCTTGTGCGATACGTGAAAACTGCATTAAGGCGTTTGACCCGTTGGCTACTTTAGGCGATAACGATTTAGAAAAAGCATTACCAGTACTTTCAGCAGTAGCTTTTAACGTGCTTAAACTGTCTTTAGCAGACTTAATATTTCTGTTTATTTCGGTAGTGTCAAGGCCAAGTTTTAAACGATCAAGTTTTACTTTTGACAGTTCTTTTATATCAAATTCAACTTCTTTGAGTTTTCTCTCAAAATCGGTAATGTCTGCACCAATTTGTACGGTTAATTTACCTCCTGCCATTTCTTATACTCTTTTAAAAATATTTCTTTTTGCGCTTTTGAAACCCCTGTATTTTTCTTTTTGTCTCCATTCAAAGGTAAGAATAATTCTTTTCTTTTAACCATCTTTTTAGGGTCTTGATGTGGCGCAATATAACTAGTCCACATTATCTCTCTAATCTTTTGCCAATGGTATAAATCCATTCTTTTATATGCAAAAATCCTAATTTGAAATTCTGCCCACGTCATATCGTAAACGAAATCCAAATTAGGACATTTCAACTCTCCAAGTGCAAAAGAAATTACATCTTCGCTCCAGTTTATTTTTTCGTCACCTTTTTTTTTACTTCGGGTTGTTTTGGAACGTCTTTAGTTAAAGATTGAGTAAAAGCTTTAAAAAAGGCTGTAACAACTTCGCTATCTATTCCAACCTCATCAATCCAATCTGAAACATCAAAAGCATCAAATAAAGGATTTTCATTTTTACGTTTAAAACCAAATGCACAACTGTGAAACATAATTAACGGAATCCATTTAAAAGGATTTTCAGCCAATTTAGCATCTATTTCGGTCATTGATATATTTTCAATTTCTAGTAAGTTTCCTAAAAAACCTAATCCAAAATAGAAAACTCTATCTTCTCCCCCAATGTTTAAAGTAATTGACTTCATTAATCGTTTGGATCAGTTAATACTATCGCACCATCCCCGTCTAAAGTAGCAGAAAATGTCGTAATTTCATCACCACTACCAGCGGTGTCTGATAAGTCAGTAATGTAAGCATCTCCATAATACTTTATAGAAGTAGCGTCTGTAACATCTGTATCTAATTTCCAAACCACTTTGGTTTTTGCCATTTGTAAAGCTAACAAAGCATCGTGAGACACTTTAGCAGTATCACCTCCCACAGATGTCGTGTCTATATACTCGCCTTCTGCATCAATGGAATAATTAAATTGCCCTGGGGTTTTCTTAACTACACCTGGGAAGCATTTAGTTGTGCTTTCAATCATTGAAAGGGTAGAGTTCAAACTGTTTGATGTCAAACACGCAATTGGTTTATACGCCGCGCCAGTCCAAATGTAAATAATACTATTTTCTCCTTTTATGCTCATAATTTCTAATGTATTAAATTAATTTTAATTCAAAGATATAAATTTATTTAGACTAAATATAAATAATTTTAATTTTTATTCTAAAGTTAGAATTAAACGGATAAAATTACGATAAACAGTTTGTGTTGATGTGCTAGAATCTAAATTACTAGGATATTCATTTCTTTGATTTAAAACAGTAAAACCCTCAACTTCTATATTAGCAATTAAATCTTTTACTGTATTTTCCATGTCATCATTTGCTAATCGACTGCCTGTATTACCGTGTCCATTATAAATGCAAACCAAATCTAAAAGAGTTGAAACTTCCCAACGGTGAGCGCATTTATTAGGGTTTAAATCAATTTTATCTTGTGTTGAAATAATAACATATTGCGTTGGATTTACTTTTCCTGTTATTTGCATATCATAACAAGGATACGTTTCATTAACGGCGTCATAGATAGCTTTACGGATATATTTAGACGGATTTACCATATTTCTCTAATACTTTTTTAAGTTTGTCAATATATTCAATTCTACCTTTTAATAATGCAGGATATAAATAAGGCCTTGCTCTTAAATTTACTTGTTTTATTCCTTTTCCTTTAAATTTGATTGCAACCTCTTTTAATTCAGTTGGTACGTTAACTAATCCACCCGTTCCAAACTCTACAAATGGGGCATAAGGTGCTAATGTTCCCCCTGCAGATATGTTCCAATTATAATCATTTACTTTCTCAGCTTGTATTGATTGTCCTAATTTGCCTAAATTAGCGGGAGCGGTTTGTTTAGCGTATTTCTCAATATTACGGGCCACTAATTCAGTAACTCCAGCAATATCTTTTTCAGCTTCTTTTCCATACTTTCGTAAATCGTTAATAACTGAATTAATCTCTTTGAGTTGCATATATTTCAATATCAATATTATTCAAATCCTTGTTTAAAATAGAATCAATATTATAAGTCAATCCGTTGTATTTTATAAAATTATCTTTGATTGATAAATCCAAATCGTAACGGTTTCTAATTGTAAAAATAATTTGAACGAAGTTGTCATTCTGGCCATTATCATTTTGCCGATATGCTTTTTTAGTTGATACATTGGCCCATAAAGACTGTAATAAAGCAGTAGTAACAACGTTTCCACCATAACCATCGGGAGCGGTTGTAGTTTGCCATATTGCTATTGCTTTGGTGTATTTTCTGGCTATCATTATAAAAATCGTCTATTAGCATCAATTGCCTGTAACACACTCAAAGGTATTAATGAGGTATTTTCCTGTTTTTCACTTTCGTAAAACCACACTTTTATAATTTGCAAAGCTGCATCAATTAACTCATTTGGAATGTCGTCTAATAAAATATATCCAATTGTTAAAATAACTGTATCGTTAACAGTAGGCACTATCGCATAAAGTGGTCTATAAACTATATCTAATTCCGTTTCAGTATTGTCAATAGGATAGTCATAAATTTTTACTTGTTGAACCAAAGAACAATCTTTATAATATACTTTTTCTCTAGTTTTAAAAATATGATTTGTTCTCTTTTCTATAAAAGACAAAGAACTATTGATCATACTTGTAATTTCGTCGTCTGTTTCAGTTTGTCCAGAATCGACTTTTAAGTATATTTTTGCCTGTTCTAACGAAATAACATCTAAATAAGTTGTCATTATTTCTTTGGTTTTATTGCAACTACATACCAATTCATCGCTTTTGCTTCTTCGTCCGTTAATTCAATAACGTCATCAATAACATAGTTTTTCTTTTCAGATAACTTAAAAAAAGCCTTTATTACTTTGTATTTTTTCATAACTAAAAATTTAATATTTCAAAGATATAAAAATTTATTTGTTTTATAATAAAAAACCCTCTATTTTACAATAGAGGGTAATTAACCAACCAAAAATTAAAAAACTATACCGCTGTAAAATCTCCGTAAACAATAGCTAATGGTTGTTCCACGGCTAAACCAACTTGAGATTCAATACGTGCTGTAATGTTATTTGTTACAAAGTTAGTTCCTTCAG